CATATACCCGCGCAAATATTATTGGAGAATTAGACTATAACGGTACACGTGCACGTGATAGACATAATGCAGTAAAAGTTGGCTGGGATAACCCGGCTAATCATTATAAAACTGAATATGAATTTGTACGAGACGAAAAGGCCATTTCTGAAATGCGCCAAGTTCGTTTGCTTGAGCTCGATGCTTGGGGATGTACATCACGTGGACAGGCTCAACGAGCAGGACAGTGGGCTTTAAAATCTGAACAACTTGAAACCCGAACTGTGACTTTTAAAGTTGGTTTAGACGGTCATATACCATTGCCGGGTAAAGTGATTGAAATTGCTGATCAGTTATTTGCTGGCCGTGCAAATGGTGGGCGAGTTTCTGCAGTATCAGCAGATAGAAAAAGCATTACACTTGATCGCGATGACGTTGTCGCCATAGCTGGAGACCGTTTAGTAATTAACGGTGAAAATGGCAAAGCTCAAACTCGTATTGTTCAATCAGTTACAGGGCGTGTCGTAACAGTTACTGTGGCTTTTGATGAAAACTCTATTGCACGCCAAAATATTTGGGTTATCGATGCCCAAGATTTGGCTACGCTTAAATTTAGGGTTTTGTCAGTTGTTCAAAGTGATTCACATCAATTTACCATCACCGCAATTGAGTACAATCCAAAAAAGTTTGATGCTATTGATAAAGGTGCTCATTACATTGATCTGCCAATTTCAATTGTTAATCCCAATATTCAAGAACCAGTTTCAAATATTGCCATTACAAGTGAAGATCGCATTGATCAAGGGATTAATATTGCAACTATGGTTGTGTCTTGGACGCAAGCAAAAGGTGCGGTTAAGTATCTGGTCGAATGGCGAAAAGATGATGGTAGTTGGATTAAGCTTCCAGTTACTGGCAATAATTCAATTGAGGTATCTGGTATTTATGCAGGTAACTATCAAGCAAAAGTTACAGCAATTAATGTTTCTGATATTTCATCATTGCCAGCATATTCAACACTTACAAAGTTAGTTGGTAAGCAAGGTTTACCGCCTGCTTTAGCATTCATACAAGCAACAGGTATTTTGTTTGGTATGCGGCTAAATTGGGGCTTTCCATCAACTGGTGCGCTTGATACTGCTTATACAGAAATCCAAGTTTCGCCAGATGGCAAAAGCAATATTGCCCAATTGGGCTTATTTGCTTACCCAACTTCAACACATACGATTCAGGGGTTGCAACCAAATTTAACTCAATTCTATCGTGGCCGCTTGATTGACCGTATCGGTAATATTGGCCATTGGTCTGACTGGACAAGTGCAACAACTTCTGCTGATGCATCTGAAATTTTAGAAATTTTGGAAGGTAAAATTTCTGAAACAGAGCTAAGCCAAGACTTACAAACTAAGATCGATCATATTGAAAATATTGATGCTCAAATTCCGGGTATTCTTCAAGATATTCAAAATACGAAAGATCAGATTGCACAAGAAGTTAAAGATCGTAAAGACTCCGTTCAGCAAGCTGTAGATCAAGCAAACAACAGCCTTGCAATAGAGCGTGATGCACGAATCAAAGATATTGATTCCACAAATCAGTTAATTGCTCAGGAAGTTCAAGACAGGATTAATGCTGATTTTTCAGAACAAAAGGCACGTGAAGCTGCAATTCTTGCAGAAGCAAAATTGCGAGATACGGCCATTACATCTGAAAAAGAAGAACGTATTAGTGGTGATGATCATCTCTCTCAAAGAATTGATACAGTTAGTGCTAGTTCTTCAGATAATGCAGCGGCAATTCAACGTGAGGAAAAGGCAAGAACTGATGCTGATAGTGCATTGGGCCAAAGAATTGATACTGTAGTTGCACAAGCTGGAGATAATGCAGCAGCAATACAACAAGAAGCGAATGCACGTGTTGAGGGTGATTCTGCGAATGCATTATTAAT